AGTGTGATGAATTTATTTATCCTACTATCTATTTAAGAGTAAAATCTGTAAGTGATAAATTAGGTAAACAAATAAGTGATTACTCTGAGACTATCACTATTAATCTTATAGATTTACCTCCTTCTGTACCAGATATTGTATCAATTATATATGATGAACCAGGTGACGATGTGTTATTTGTTGCTTGGGATAATCACCCAATTGAAGGAGATATAGATACTCTTGTAGAAGCTGGATTAATTGAATATACGGGTGATATTACAGCATGTTATCAAGAAGATTATACATATATTTCTAGTGGATATTGGGTTTTTGGCGTTACTACTCCTGGTTCTTTAACAATAAAAAATTTTGACAAATTGACTATGTTACATATTAATGGGGGTAATTGGGATTATAATGGACCTCTGCCTAAAGATTTAATTTATTTAATTTTAAATTCTGTAAATTGGATATATACAGGTTCATTACCTAATAATTTAAAATATCTATCTTTTTATGGAATTAATATTATATGGTCATATGATAAATCTTTGCCAATTAATCTAAACGTTATTTATCTTAATGGTAATAATATAAATTGGACTGGATATGAAATTGGTGATGCAGATATACAAATTTTATCTCTTAAGAATTTCCGCCTTAACAAAATGACTGATGAAGAATTTATTTTATTATTAACCAAACTTACAGAACGAGAAGGCGCATTACCTAATATTATACGGATTGGTGATTATTTAAATTATCAGAATCCATCTGCAGAAGTAATTGCAGCAATTAATAGACTTAAAGATGTTAAACATGTTAATAATGTTATATTGGTGAATTATGAGTAAATATATAAATAATTATGCTGTTTTAGTTAATCCTGAAACTAATGAAGGATTATTAGTTTCTAATTGTTATATTTTTACAGATTGGATAATAAACGAGTTTGAAGATGAAGAATCTGCACGTAATTTTATTAATGATAATAACATATCTTTAATTGATAACACAAGGAGTCATAATGGACCCATTAACTATAGCTTTAACTAGTATACTAGGTGGTATCTCTGGTGCTGTAACTGAACATTCAGAAGCTAAACAACTTGCGAAACAAGTAAGAGAACAGCGTAAGCAACTTGAAGAAGCAGCTAATAATCTTAGAGCTTTATCAATCAAAGAAGGAGCTGCTGCTCAGTCTGCTTATAATTGGGCTTCTGCTATGGTTAATAAATACAAAGATAATCCACAAGTATTAAGCTCTGTATCAGAAGGATTAAATTCTCAGCTTACTGGTATACGCAATAATGCTAATCAATTTCAAACTCAAGCTATACAATTATTAGCATCTAAACCTGCTACTGTTAGTACTAAAAATGCAGGCTTAAAAGGATTTCTGAAAGGTTCTATGGGTGTTATGGGTCTTGTATATAGTCTAACTAGTAATCCTACTGGTGAAAATAAATTTAATCTTACAGATTTCGTATTAGGTAAGTTTAAGAATAAGAATACTACTGCTACTACTCAATCTACAGATGAAAATAATACTGGTCTTACTAATTCTTTATATTATAATTTTAATAAATCGCTATATCCTAATGACTTAGAATCCTTACCTTCTATATATCAATATTATTATAAACAATGGAATAGATAGGAGCTTTAATATGCCTTATTTCCTTAGTCCTAATCAACAACCTCAGCCTATAGTATTTAATGAAGATTTATATAATCAGCTTAATAACTTAACTAATACTATTAACACAGTTAATAATACTAGTAATCAAACTAAAACTAATCTAATGAATGCTGTAGGTACTATTATAACAAACTATAATCAATTTGTTAATCAAGCTAATTTATCTGGTAAAGCTTATGCTCTTGTTAACTTACCCACTTATACAGATAATGTAAAGCAAATTCTTAATAGATATGCTGTAAGTGAATCTATAGATGTTATTAATCAACACAACGAACAAACTATTAATATTTCTAGAGCAGCTGGATTTGGTGGTAAAAATAAAGCAGATATAGACTTTACTAATGATGTTATAGAAAAACAACAAAAAATTGCTAAGAATTATTTTGGTGGTCTACCCGTTATCTTAAATGATGACCCTAAAACTGGTAAAAAGAAAGGATATATAGATACTAGTAATATACAAAAAATGTCTAAAGATGAAGTCTTGGCGGCATTACGAAGCTATGTACCTAATATAGATAAGGTAGCTAGTCCAGAAACTTTATCTAATGCTATAGATAATTATGTTAAGGCTTTTAGAAGTCTAGACCCTGTTATTAGAGATAACGCTTTTATGACCTATATACAACCCTTATTACATCAAGCCTTGATACTTGAAACTCAATATCAATCTACTCCTGAAATGAATGATTTAATTAAATATCTATCAGGTGTAATAGGAGGTTAGTAATGGCATTAACTGAACATAAACCCATCACAAATCAACTTGATTTAATTAATGGTCTTTT